TTTCGTCTGCCGGAATACCACATTGGAACACCACAGGCCCGTCGTACAATCTCACTGATTGCCCACGTGCTTTTACCGCTACCGTAAGGGCCCATAATGACACGCACAAAGCTATCATCGCTATGAGCGAGATCACCAGTCGCAGTTGGAATATAGATTTTATCCTGGTCGCTTGCATGTATGATCATCCTGTTATCGTTAATCGTGATATGACGCTCAGTACCTTTGCGTCTGCTCTCTTCAATGCGACCAATCTGTTTTGCAAGTTCTGCTGCACCCATCATTTCTCAAGCACCTTCTTCGGAGGAGGTGTTTTGTAGGATGATGGGCGACCCAGATTGTAATTTTCCCTCAAGTTTTCTTGTGTTGTATAGCGCACACCGCACTTAATACATTCACGTCTACGCAAAACTTGGTTCCGTCGATCATCTTGTTTTGTCTCAACAACACGAGAGTCTGGATAATTACATGATTTGCATAGCATCTATTTCCTTACCCCTCTCAATGTCCTAACCATAGTCGAACGAGCCGCGTTGGTGTGACGTTTCACCGGCTTATTAGGATTGATAGCAATGAATTCAGGAGCAGGTTCTGGCTTGTAAGATGGCGCAGTAGTCTTCAGAATCGAATGTTTACTGGCTTCCTTTTCAACCCATTTGTTCCCCATGATAGCCATGTTCTGTCCCTATTCGGTGTGGGTTTTCTTTCCATAGTTTTCTTTTGATTGCGCTGGAAGATTACGACACGCACCTTGTTCCTTCATGGTACGTACTTCTTGCTTCACTTCACGATCAAGATAAACGTTGTTGCGTGTTGATAGATAACCATCTGGTTTGTCCGATACGTATTTGGCACCCATGATTTTCTCCTTAAATTATTTGCAACCCTTCTTCATTACATGCTTCATTACTGCTGTGGCTTTTGGCTTAGCTTGTGGAAAGTCAGCTGCCTTTTTCATGCCTTTGATTTCTTTCTTAGCTTCCGCCTTCTTCATTACCTTTTTCATCATCACCTTCTCCACCTTCAAGTCTTGCTAAACGGTTATTGAGTTCATTGAGTTGCGCATTAGGGCCGAAATATTTGTACCATCTGCGTTCCAATATCCAAGCATCAGCCTGCCAACGTTCAGGCTTTACAGCGATCATGTCGAGATGTTCACGCATTCTTACCATCTCAGCTTTCTTGATATCTTCGGAAAATACGGAGAAGTCGGTACTCTTACCTTCAGCTCTATCAGCTCGACCTTGGCGTAACCAGGCGTAGAGAGTTTCTGCACAAATGCCGTTGGCATTAGCAGCTAGCTCATAGGGAATACGATGACGAATAGCATCGAGTATTGCTTCTCGCCTTGCGGGAGTGAATACAGACGGTCTGCCATTCGGGTTTTTGGGAATAGGAGCAGTCTTTGCGGTCTTTGGTTTTGCAGCCATTATGCTAATCCTTTAGCGTTGTGGGTGTAAATTCAGTGTATCTTACTTTTTCTTATCTCTTAAAGCGATCATAATTAAAAACAATACCAACATTTCTATCCCGTTAGCAGAGGACATCAATTGATGGAGTTCGGTATCATCAATAACGCCATCACTCAAAGCGGTTAGTAGATTTGTAACGAATGAAATTGAACTCATGACTGCCGGTACAGCAACGGCAAGATGTGGATTACCTTTGATTGCATCCTTGATATAGTTCAGCCATTCCATTGGCATCTCCTAATAGTTGTACTCAATTAAATTGTACCAGGATATCTACCCAATAAGTTCGTAGTGAACAAGATCCTTGAACGTCTCGTTTACTATATTCTTATCACCATTCCAATCTCCACCGTAACGAATCGCATGTGTGATCTTGCCATCGTCTTTTAGCTTCTGTGCTATCCCAAGCACATAACCTGCAAACCAATAAAACCTACGTTCGTTCTTCCAATCTATTGGATAAGGAGATACATCGACAGCGTGAGATGGCTGTCTGTTATGCTTGCCGTGAGGGTAGCGGATCTTACTGTTGCCTGATTCAAAAGCTTTCTGCTGATCTGCTTCGTTTCGATAGCCCTCGATGATAGTGCAATCGAAGTTCTTGATGACTTCATAGAAGAGTGTTTGTAAATCAGGATGACACGTTGATAGCTTTGAGAATGAAGCTTGACTAAATTTCGGCACAATCTGCGTCCTTGGTTAGATTATCGAGAGAAGACGCGATGTTATCATAAGCGTTAAAACCACACAAAAACGATGACATTGTACCGCACTCGATATTGCATTTTCTGCAACAAAAGAAGTGATACCCACAGTTAGTGGACTCGATATAGACATGTTCCCTACAACATTCGTTGATTATCATAAGTAACTACCTAAAAAAAACCCGCCATAAGCGGGTGGTGCAAGTCCGTTTCGTTCAAGGAGTGGCATGTTTTACAGCACCAAAGTATACAGGGCATCTATGGGAGAAAATTCGTAAGGAGATAGCTTTCGATAATCTTCTTTCCATCCTCCCAACCATAGCAAAATTCGCCGGAAAATCCCACTGAAATCATACGCTTAAGGAAAGATATTTGATTAGTCCATGAAGGTTTTCTCATCTCAGATGGCGTATATCTTCGGGCCTGTTTCATCTCAAGCCAAAGCCCGTGAAACTGCTTGGTTGGATATGCTAGAAAGAGATCACTTGCTCCGGGTTGCATACCCATCATCTTCAAATGATATCCTTGGATCGGAGTTCGTTTTCCCTCGTTGTTCATCTTGATTAGCAGCCCATCGAAACTCGGCTGAGTTCTTATCCACTTCACTAACGCACGCTGTTCTTGGTTCTCTGTTGCTAATAGTATCGCCATCCTTGGCTACTCCATCTGTACCGTATAACTTCTTTAACGCTTCCATCGTTGCTTGCCTGTCTGTGAGATTGACAACTTTTTGAAACCGACTCATATCACATCCTTGTGAATAATGTTCTGCGTGGAACATGTGTAGCAACTTGCTAATCATGTCCCCATTCTTTGTATGGCCTTCTGGAGCCATTAGAAGCCCGTGGTGGCGTTTCATCCTTAGAGGTATGGCAATGTAGCCTTTTAAACTTATCGGCCTGCTCAGCCCCTAGGATTTCGCGTAGGAACCTGATTCTATCATATTGGTCAGCCAGAGGTAGTCCTGATGACGATACCTCACTGACTCCAATTAAATACTTCCTGCGTGCCTCATAGTCTTTGCCACCCCGACGAATATCAACAGCGTCCCACTTAGGCTGCTCACCAACCTTGATACTTGCTTTCTCCTCAGCTGCTCTTGCTGTCCACTGAGCCATGCGCTCTCGAAAGTCCATTACCTCACTAGCTGATAACTTCTTCGGTGGCTCAGGCAACTCAAGAGGGACAGCCTTTGAATTCTCCAATTGTGCCCACAAAACCTCTGGATTTAAGCGGTATTGACTCAAGGCTACTTTATAAGCATCAGAAAACTTATTGTGCAATATATCCGCTTTGCAGTTCTTCATTGCCCAAGAACCGACCTCATCATAAGCGAGTTTTATGATGGGATGGTCGAACACACCACGAATAGCGCTAGCCAAAGCATGATCGATAGACGGTATGCCAGATGCCGCCTCACACAGTTGTCTGAACTCCGCCAAACAAGGTGGCCACGTCAAATTAATGCGGCAATGGTCGATAGCTGCCTTGATATGTATAGTCTCTATGCCAGCCAAGCCTATCTGCCAATCCTCATACCACATCTTTTGGAAATCTTCAGTATGAGATGCTGTTGCGAATTTGCCGCCAAACAGCGTACAGAAGCGCACATACAGAAGCCTTACCAACTTTTCATCCAAGATTGTCATGACTAGCGCCTTTGCTAGTTAAGCCTCTCAAGCCCAGTCATAGCTGAACGTATGGCCCGTGTTACATGGTCTTCTTTCTGAATAGCTGGCGTTGCTTTGGTTATATCGTCATGCCAACGCTCACCGTTCAAGTATGTCGATGGGTGTGGGATAAAATTATGGTCTTGCCACTGTGCATCTTGAGCAATGCGGTTTTTAACATCTTCAAGAATCAACACGCGTTCATCATTGGTTTTCTTGTCCCACAGTTGCTCAGCTCGCTTCTTGTCTTTTTTTCGTGGATAGAGAAGCCAAAAAACAGTGAATGCGATATCGTGCGCATCGTCAGATGCGTAATAGCTTTTAATATCTTTTTTATATATATTTGTTTTTTTATTTTTATTTGTATTTGTAGTCCCTCGATTAGCCACGTCTGGAATAGTGAGGTGTGGAATAGTGAGGTGTGGATGCGCGACAGTAACTTTCTTGGCTGGTTTCTTTATATCCTTTTGAATATTAACGAAGTTCTCCCCATTGAGAACTGTATATATAGTGTGCGAGTAGGTGCCATTTGCGCACAATTGACGGGTGCGCAAGAGGAGGTTTGCGCAGATCAATTTGCGCAAGATATTATAGATTTTTTCCTCGCCAACGCCGAAGTGTTTCTGTAAATGTTTTGGACTAATTACCCAATTTTCGGGAAGGCTTTGGAGGTAACACCAAACGCTTAAAGCATCTATATGGGTAAAATCCTGAAGCACCTTATTGAGAGTTAATGTATAAGGTTTGGATTGGTGTTTGAGACGACCGTTTTCAAATTCTGGTTTATATTTTTCAACTGACATGATAATAAGTCCTTTTAGAAGTGAGAGATGCACAAGTCCATTTGTGCGGCTACTAAGGGTTTACCCTTAGAGATATAGAAATCACCTGAAGATGATAGTTTCTTCAGATCAATATAGTGTAAGGATTGTTTATCCTGGCGTTTCAAACAACCGCGTACCATGGACGGTACTTTGCAAGTAAGCTTATCTTTGGTTAAGCGAATTGTGCGTGTTGAATGAAGAGATGTGAGAGTCTTAGCCAGGGTGATCGTATTTTTTAGAATAGAAGTTGAACAATTTAGGTGTAAGTAAGCGAAAAACATAGTAATTCCCTGTTTCAGATGTTGACCTATCCATAGTCCCAGCTATAATTACCGTTAGATTGATTATCTATCCAGTAACAAAACTTGAATTTGTACTTCAAGGCATTAAAAACCCCGTATTGTTGAAAGCGATTCGGGGTAACTATCAAACTACCAACATACTAATCTAGTATTAACAAATAATTAAACACAATCTTCGTGTTTCTCATCTTTTATTATTCACAATCTCTACTATATCCTTGTTTGCAAGTATCATATATGATACATTTGCACAAATCAATTTATACTTATTAAATACTCAAACAAGGATACAGTTATGCCTATAACAGCCAAAAATTCAGAAGATAAAGCTTTTAATATACGAGTTCCCAAGTACTTATGGCTTTTTTTAAAGCAAAGAGCAGCTAGCCAAGAAGTCTCTATGACCAAAATTATTTGTCACTGCATCGAAACTTATATGAAAAAGGTTGAGAAAGCCATTGACAAGAAGTGATACATTGGTATAATTGCATCAACTTAAGCAGTAACAGGTAAGGAACATATTAGAAAGAAGTGTTACCAGTAAGAAGTTAAGTTTTTAGCAGAAGAATAATCAACGAGACGGCCCTACGGGGCCACTGAGGGGAATAGTATGAGCATACAAAATCTATTAAATGACATCGCAATTAGTCTTTTACCAATCTGCAAAGCAAAGATAGATGCAGAGTTTAAGAGTGATTTTAAATTACTAAACAAAATCATGAACGCATATAAGCCACTGTCTGAAATGACAGAAGCAGAACTTGCGGCATTTGATAAACACACAGCCGAATTAATTTAAAAAATAGGGGAATGAAATGACTGACGAAGAATTTGAAAATATTTTAGAACAGCATAAGCTTTTTCTTGACGATGAAGGTGATCAAAAAGCGGATTTCAGAGGTGCAAATTTAGAAGGTAAATTCTTGGACGGATTAATTTTGCGCTACGCAGATTTTTCAGGGGCAAATTTAAAAGATGTAACTTTTACAGATACTGACTTACAAGGCGCAGATTTTTCAGGTGCAAATTTACAAGATGTATATTTATCAAGTGTACTTTTTGCCTGCGCAAACTTTCGCGGAGCAAATTTACAAAGGATTCATGGAATATGCGCAGGATTTGAGAGTGCAGATTTTAGTGATGCAGATCTTAGTGATGCAAGATTAGGTTGGTGCTGTCTAGGAGACGCAAATTTTACGAGAGCAAATTTATCTAACGCTGACTTTAATAACGCTGAATTCAAACGTGCTAATTTTTTAGGCGCTAATCTTAAAAAAGCTAACTTTAACGATGCTCAGATGAGAGAGGCTAAATTTAAAAATGCGATTCTAATTGGCGCAACTTTTCATAGAACATATTTAAAAAATGCTGAGTTAAAAACAGCGGTTGCAAACGGTGCAGATTTTAGTTTAGCTGTTTTATAGTTGAGAAATAATTTATGAATGATAGCAATTATTGACATTGCGTATTCTAAGAAAGACGCGCTTGAGCGATTCACGGCAGTAATGCTGCATATGATAGACAATAGCTAAGGAATAAAGATGAGCGATACGACATTAACAATAGTTTTCAGTCTAGTGATGATCTTAGCAGTTTTAAAGATTGCGCATAATATAATTGAAAGCAGGAAGATACGTAAAGAAGCTTATAGAGATTACGCCACAGGGGTTAAGAGATGATTCATCAATACAGTATGTTTTTCATAATAGAGCATATTTTATGCGAATTAATAGGGGCAATTTTAGGTACGATTACAAGCCCTGGTTTTATATTTCCTGTGCTTTTATTTTATAAATATTGGAAAAGCGTCTCAAAAACAACAAGGCTAATTGTTGGAACAATTATAGGTTTAATTTTACATACGATAATTTTAAGTTTATTACGTTTATAAAGGGGTCAAGGTGAATGAGATGATTGATATCGACCAAAGTCTATGCAAAGAAAACCCAATTTTCAGAGTTGTTATGTTTGAAAAGCAAAGTTTGATAGGATTCCCGAAATTAAAAACTTATTACATCAAGTTTGAATTAGAGCAAGATAAAGATACGTATTTACCGTACAATTTTACAGCTAGCCAGATATATGAGCATATATCGCTCAATAGATGGTACACGGAAATCACACGAGGTGCGTGCGAAGAAGTTAAGTTTTGTAGAAGAAACAGCTTAGTAAAAAGATTTGAGTAGAGAACGGCAATCCCCTACTCATGCACATAAAACTATACCGTCGAAGGATATATTGAATGAACGCAGTAATAATAGCGCATACTCGTGCGCAAATGCAAGAATGCTCTACAAGCTCCACCCAAGTTCTGTGCCCTATGTGTGAAATCTGGCATGAGAACAACACTAACTGTCAAAGGAATGACTAGTTATGAACCATACCAAAGTATTGAATAACTACGCCGAAGAATTGGCTAGCACCTATGCTAGATACAATGGCGAGACATACAACCTACCTATTAATCAACTTCCAGAGCGTGAACAAGGTGAACTAGCTAGACTATATCTAGAGAGCATTGACCGTGAAACTACAGAGTGTGTTTACGGTGATGACTTCACTATCAATAGTGATTACACGTGCGCCCTACTTTCGCTTCTGCGTGATGACTCACAAGAAAACCGCGACAAGTTTGCAGAAGTCACCAGAAAGAATGTCCTTATCTACTTCAATGACAGTTTACAACGTGTCCTAGACGATGCTTGCCAAGAATATTTGCATACATCCAATAATGATCACGGCTTGTATGCTCGTCAACGTCCAGACAATGG